ATTAAAATCGCTGAAGAGCGAATAAAAGAACTTAATGTACTGATAGAAGCATGGAGAAAACAAAATGAAAGATGAATTTCTAGAATTATTACGTACAGATGCTTATCGTAAAGGTGAGTTTAAACTGTCTTCAGGACGTACTAGTGAACATTATATAAATTGCAAACCTGTTACCTTAAGCGGTAAAGGTCTTGTAATGGTATCCGATATGATTATAGAGTTGTTAGAACCTGATACAGTGGCAGTAGGTGGTCTTACATTAGGTGCTGATCCATTGGTAGCAGGTGTTGCTATGGGAGCATCTTTATTGGACTGGGATCTTGCTGGTTTGATTGTTCGTAAGGAAGCTAAAGGTCATGGTACAGGTGCATACATTGAAGGTCCAGTGCTCCCAGAAGGGTCTAAGGTTGTTGTTTTAGAGGATGTTATTACTACAGGTGGTTCTGCTATTAAAGCAGCAACAAGACTCCGTGATGCTGGATATACAGTTGATAGAGTAGTTGCTATTGTAGATCGTCAGGTAAATAATGAAGCACATGATTTCTTTGAGCAAGAAGGATTAGATTCTTTTTCATTATATAACTTAGAGGATATAGCAGATGCCAAGGATGAATGATCAAACAAAGTTGATGTATGCATTAGAGCATATTGAACATCTTCATGATTTGATTGAGGGTAATTATTGGGAAAATTATTTACGTGAGAACTTGGATAGTTTAGAGTATGTACTAGAAGCTCAATTAACTGATATTGAACTTAAGAGAAATAGATGAAGCAACATTTTAAGAATCCGAAGTTTGATACTTACAAAGAATTAAAAAAATTTGTTTTATCTCCTTCCTGTAAGTGGACATATACTGAGGAAACTATTCCACCTAGTAGTGATCCTAATGATCCTATAGATACAAATTACAAAAATACTTCTTTATATTCACATTCTTTTTTAGATAGACCAAGATCTGATTTTGTAAGATATCCTTCAGTTGGTGACTCTAAGTACATAGATCTTGTCTCCACAGCAATATGTGATATAATGTTGTATAATGGTTTTTGTGTAAGATCTTTTTATAGGATTTGTGCTAATGCTACTCATCCTTATGAGAAGGTTTACTCCACTGTTCCTCATGTCGATCATGGATACGATCATGGGAATATTATTTTGTATCTAACAGATGCTGGTGGAAAAACATTTATAGAACAAGAACCAAATCATTATGAATACCATGATCCAAAAGAAGATGATGTTCTTCTTTTTTCAGGTAAACATTATAATGAGACTCCTTCTGATAAGAGAAGAGTCGTTATTGTCGCAACTTTTATGTAATTATGATTAGTAAAGAGAAAGTAAGGAATCAAGTTAAGTCTAGATTTTATTATTTGTTCTGGGGTATTGCAACATTTTCTGTGGTAGCAGGGCAACTATATGTTGGTTCTGGATATAGAATGTTTGCTCGTTCTTTAAATAGAATCTTTGATACTGTTGAAGTGCAGGTTAGTGAAGATTATTATAGAGAGAGATTTTATTAAATGAGAATTGAAACTAGAGAAGCAATGGAGATGTTGTTTTCGGCAAAATGGAACTTGCCACAAGCAGCAAAACATTGTAATCTAACACATAAGGAAATGAAAATTACCTTTAGTGAGTATTGTGCTTTACATGGTGCAGATTATAAACCACCTGCACCTGCTATACAATTACATCTAAATTATGAAAACACTGAAATCCCTGAAGACCCCTCTTAGATATCCTGGTGGTAAGTCTCGTTCTTTAGGTACTAAAAAGAATCCAAAGATGGGACAATACTTTCCAGACCTTGCAGGATATACTGAATTCCGTGAACCATTCTTAGGTGGTGGAAGTGTTGCGATACACATTAGTAAAATGTATCCACACTTAAAGATAACTGTTAATGATCTATATGAACCCCTTGTTAATTTCTGGTTACAGTTACAACAATTTGGGGATGATTTAACAGATAGGTTAGTGGAGTATAAAACTAATCATCAAGATCCTCCTATAGAATTAAGAAAGGAAAAGGATACAAAGTTTCCTGCAAAAGAATTATTTGCCAATTCAAAGAAGGTTCTTAATGATAAAAATTTTGATGCTATAGAGAGAGCAGCAGCATTTTATATTGTTAATAAATGTTCTTTTAGTGGATTGACAGAGAGCTCATCTTTTTCAAAGCAAGCATCTGTTTCTAATTTCTCTATGAAGGGGATTGAAAAGTTGCGAGGATATTCTGAGATAATTTCCCATTGGCATATCAATCAGTATTCTTATGAGTATCTAATGAGAGAGAATGTTCATGATGGTATATTCATGTACTTAGATCCTCCTTATGATATTAAGGATAATCTCTATGGTAAGAAGGGTGAGATGCATAAATCATTTGACCATGATAAGTTTGCAGAGGATTGTCAAGCAAGTAAAATACATATGTTGGTTAGTTATAATTCAGATCAACTTGTCAGAGATAGGTTTACTGGGTTACAATGGAATGCAGGTGAGTTTGATTTAACATACACCATGAGGTCGGTTGGTGAGTATATGAGAAATCAAAAGACAAGAAAGGAACTCTTACTTTTTAACTATGGAATTGAAGGATTGGCTTAATTCAATAAACTTCACTAAGAAGAATCTTATTGAAGAAGATCCATCTGAGATTAAAGATTATGCACCTTACGTCATCAATCGTTGTTTGTCTGGAAATCTTGATTGTATATTATTTGCTAATGAAATGAATAGGTATTCATTCTTAGATAAAGACATGCAATATTCTTTTTATCTAAATACTCTTAGAAAAAGGAAGAGATTCAGTCCCTGGCTCCGTAAGGATAAAGTCACAGATCTTGAAATCATTAAACAATACTATGGTTATAGTAACGAAAAGGCATCTAATGCTTTGAAAATATTAACCCCTGAACAAATTAGTTACATTAAACAACGACTTGAAACTGGAGGACCGAAATGACGACCACCACTGAGCCAACTGTACAATGGTCTCAAGACCAAATGGTAGAAGTGCTTCTAAATGAACCTGATGATTTCCTAAAGGTAAGAGAAACCCTTACAAGAATTGGAGTAGCATCCAGAAAAGAAAAGAAGTTATATCAATCTTGTCATATCTTGCATAAACAAGGAAGATATTATATAGTACATTTTAAAGAATTATTTGCACTTGATGGGAAACACGCTAACCTTACTGCTAATGACGTTCAGCGTCGGAACCGCATTACTCGCCTCCTTTCTGATTGGGGACTTATATCTGTCGTAAAGACAGAATCTGTTGCTGATATTGCTCCACTCAATCAAATCAAGGTTCTTTCATATAAAGATAAGGGTGATTGGATACTAGAGCAGAAGTATAATATTGGTAAGAAAGGAAAGAAAGAGGAAACCGAATAATAAAGTAGGGGATACACCATCCCCTTTTTTTGCGTTACATGGTTAAATAGTATTGTCGCCTTCGGGGACGCAATACACACTCGCTTAATAAGGAGAACCATGAACACACTAGCAAGATACCATGCTGCAAATCTTCCAGATCTTTTCGATAAGATTACTAAGAACAGCATAGGAATGGATGACTATCTGAATACATTCTTTAATTCAGATCTTCCACAATCAAACTATCCCCCATACAATTTGATACAGTTGAATAATCATGAGTCGAAACTCGAAATCGCCTTGGCGGGGTTCAAGAAAGATGAGCTCAAAGTCTATACGGAGTTTGGAAAGTTATATGTACAGGGCAAGAAAGAAGAGTCAGAAAATGTTGGGGAATTTGTCCACAAAGGATTGGCACAACGCTCCTTTGAACGGGTCTGGACGGTCACCGATGATACGAAGGTTGGATCAGTCGAGTTTGTCGATGGACTCCTCACAGTGGAGTTAAACAAGATTGTTCCAGAACATCATGCTCGGAAAAATTACTTAGGAGGAGAATCATGAAACTCACTACACCTTTTAGCATTATTAAAAATGCCCTTAGTGATCTCAAAAGAGTTCCTAAAGAGAAAAAGAAAAAGGTGAAGTCCTAAATAAAATTGAGTTCGAGATGGATCAGGGGTCTTTACAGACCCCTTTTTTCTTGCTATAATAATAAGGAATTTAAAAAACAATGATTTTTCTATCAAAACCATCTGTATATAATTTACCTGGCACATGGGAGAAACAACCTGATGCCATGATTCCCCATCTAAATCTTACTCCCGATCAAGGATTTATTTTATTTTTTGGTTTGGTTGTTATAGGTTTAGTTGCTTATGGACTTTATCTTACGGTAGGAGCAGGTAAGAAAGCATTAAGAGATCCTATTGATGAACATGCTAAGATGCACGAATTAGGCATTGCACATGGTCATGGTGGAAACAAAGAGGCATACGAGATGTCTGGTAAACTATCGCATAAACATGAAGATGCCTAAACAAACACTTAAGTTCACAATTAGGCAAGATGGTTACGTAACTGAAGAAGTCACGGGAACCACATCACATGAATGTATAGAACTTACCAAGGAAATAGATAATAAACTTGGCGAATTAGAAACACGTCAGTTCAAACCAGAATTTTATTCAAACAATGTCTCACTTCTCCGCAATCAGAACGAAACTCAGGAACAAACCACAACTACAGGAGGCACTGGAGATACTTCAGTATGATGTAAAAGAAGATCAAGAACTTAAAGTAACTGGTAATCATGGTATTGGTCATGAAACTGTTGAAGCAGAACTTGCTATTGCCAGTGATATTGGTTTTCGTATGAATCCTATGACAGGTGAATATGAATTAGTAGCAGATCTTGAAACATGGAACCAACCTATTCCTGTAGAGAGGTTTATGGATAAAGTAAACCAACAGTATGCTAGAATGACAATTCATAATACTGTAAAGGATATGGGATTCCAAGTTGAGGAAGAATGGGAAATGGATGACAACTCTATCGAACTAGTAGTGACACGTTGGAATTAAATTATGACTATTAAATTATTACTCCTGAAATCTGGTGAAGACATTGTATCTAATGTCGAAGAGATGGTAGTAGGGGAAGAAAATTCTAAAGAGAATCCTAGAAGAGTGATTGGGTATTACCTTAATCGACCTTGTGTGGTAAAATTATTTAAGGATGCTCAAGAAGACAAGGAAAAAGGAATGCAAGTTTCTATATATCCTTGGATGCCTTTAGCAAAAGATCAGCGAATACCAATTATTGCTGATTGGGTTGTAACTATGGTTGACCCTGTTGAAAGTTTAACACAAATGTATAACGAGGACATCGTAAATTATGGAAATCAAAGTAGTAGTACTGACAACGACTCAGCAGGTACTGATAAGTCAGATTGAAGAAACAGCAGCAGCAATTCCTGGAGAACCAGATTGCCAATTAACCAATGCCTTTTGGATTAATCCTTTAGAAGGTAATATAACTTTGGAACCATTTTTAAATGGTATTACAAAGGATGATGCATTTATGCTGAGTTCTGATAAGATACTTACATTAGTAGATCCAACACCCACCCTACTTGAAAAATACCAAGACCTTATTAAATGAAATTCTACACCAACGTTCAACTAATCGGAAACCAATTCTTGGTCCGTGGAGTTGAGAATGGTAGAAGGTATGAACATCGTGACGAGTTCTTCCCTACATTATTTGTCAAGTCCAAAAAGAAGACTAAATATAAAACGTTAAATGGAGAAGCAGTTGAGGCGATTAATCCAGGTTCGGTACGAGACTGCCGTGAGTTCTATAAGAGATATGATGATGTTGAAGGGTTTGAAATCTATGGGAACGACAGGTATATCTATCAATATATTTCAGAGAAATACCCAGAAGATGAAGTCAAGTTTGACATATCTCAGATTAAGCTTGTTACTCTGGATATTGAAACTACGTCTGAGCAGGGTTTCCCTGATGTACAGTCGTGCGTCGAAGAGATTCTGGCAATCACAATCCAAGACTATACAACTAAGCAGATCATTACTTGGGGAAGTAAACCTTTTAATAATAAACAGAAGAATGTAACTTATAATTATTGCCCTAATGAATATGAACTCCTTACCTCATTCATAAACTATTGGATGCAAGATGTTCCTGATGTGATTACAGGATGGAACATACAGATGTTTGACATACCTTATATCTGCAGAAGATTGGATAGGGTTCTTGGTGAGAAGTTGATGAAGAGAATGTCACCTTGGG